GCAGAAATTCCACTATCAGCTACAATCGGAGCGCCCTTATGAGTGATATTCTGCCACCCGGCCTGAACTGTGGCTGTATCAGTATACCTCTGTTGAGGATGCAAGCTTCGTTCGTACGCATCACGAAGAAGGGCTGTGGTGACAATAAAATCAGGCAACATACCCTGGAAATCGCCCATATTCGGTGTACGGAAGACTTTCTGCATAACCTCAAAACTGATAGGCTCTACATCTTCAATGACATTCGCCTTCCAATCAGCCATCTCAGATTGAGCAATAGATCCATAGGGAACTGATGTGGCTCCAACTACGTCCGCAGCAGAGATATTAAATAAATCATTCAAACCATTGATTCGAGTAGAATCCGCAGCTGCAGCAATAACATCAATAGCCATCTGTACACGAGCGGCTTTGATAATTGATTGCATATAAATCTTTGTCAAATCAATGATCGCTTCGGAGCCAGTATTTTCCGTAAGATCGTCAAGGTTCAAGGTATTTGATCCGTAGATACCAGCCCATCCAAAGCGAGCTGCATCAACGATGTCCTTTTTCGTCTGATCAATGACCGTAGTAGCTCCATACCCACCAGAGTGGCTGTTTGCATACTCTAGAGGGATTTTTACCATAAGACCACCATCTACCGTCTCATGGAGTTTTACAGTCCAATTATCTCGAGTGAGAGCGTTCCCCATCAACTTCCAAAGAAGAGCTGAGGCTTTGTTAAGGATATCTACTGGCTCTGTATTGAGCCAATAGTATTCTGTGGTAGCATTAAGCTGATTAATTAATGACATTGATCAATCTCCTATCTCTAACGAGAAAGGACCTATATCTAGGATTTTACTGCGGCCAAAACTGCTGCCATCCCAGCATCTAAATCCTTACCCGTCGCTTTAGTTGTTTTAACTGACGGTTGTCCAGCCCCTTGACTTTTAACGACAACTTTGCCAGCTTCTACTTTTCCCTTGTTAAGGTCTATCAACCTTTTATATTCCGCATTTTCATCCTGGAGACGTTTAGCTTCTATAACTGCCACATCTCGTTCGATTTCTCGAAACGCAGATAATGGATCAGACATCCCAGTTTTATCCTTAGCTATATACTCCTGAATCTTCTTCTGCATCTCAGGAGTATTAAACGTCGGATTCTCACGATGAAAAATTTCATGAGCAGACTTTATATCCCGCTCACTCAGTTCTTTCTTCATCATCTCTCCAGCTGCGCTAAGGGTCTTATTGTGTTGATCTAATGCGGTTAAACGATTAGATTTTGACACCAACGAAGCTAGGGTTCTTTGATAATCTGGTGATAATGGATCAAGTGCCTGAATCTGTTCTTCGACCACATTTAATTCCTTAGCGTAATCGACTACAGGCGTTTCATTGATCGCAGATTCTCCGGCGTTTTTTGTGAGATTCTCCTTTAGAATCATAGCCAATGTTTCGGCTTGACTCTTAAGATTATCATATTCTTTGCGAATCTTACCTAACTCATTGCCCTGAGTATCATATTTACCTTTTAATTCTGCATGACCTTTTAACAACTCTGCAGTATTCTTGAAAGAAGTCCCAGGAATGAATCCATCCGGACCCACAGTCGAAGGATCTATAACCACATTTGGGTCTACAACCTGATTCGCAATTTGTCCATCCATATTTTACTCCTTTTCTCGGCTTAGTCGAATTTCGGTTATCCCTTACGGGCCGATAAAACTAAGTTGTCCGAATATATGGCACGCTAAAGCGTGTTACCCATCAACCTATACAAGCTAAACCATGATCTCGGAGATATTTTTTGTACTCTCCTCTGGTATCAATATTCTTAGCATCGTTTGGCAACGTCATTTTAGCAGACTCTAACCATTTAACATCACCATCAGTCAAAATCGCAGAGTTTTTTGGTATAACCAATTTCGCAGTCTTACCACATTTACATATCACTCTATCTTTATATTCAGTCACAGATCTCATTAACTCTGTAACTCTCCTGCATCCCTTACACTTATATTCATATATCGGCATACCTAAGCCTCCACACCCATACCTTGAGAAGGCTGTACAGGTACGAATTGACCTACGTCATTAGACATAAGAGATTGCATCATGTTCATAGTTTCCATCATATAAACCGGATTCATGTGACCCATAGCCAACATCTTTGCAGTCTTTGTCATCATATCTGATACCTTTTTCATGGCGTCAAAAGAGACCCTTTTGTTTAAAGCCTCTCGCATTCCATCATTCATAGCTTGATTTGCAAGCGGACTTAGCTGATTCATATTACCCTCCCTGTTCATTTAAATAGTAACATAAAAATCCTCTAAAGTACATAATTATTTTACGCGCACTTTAGAACCCATAATTATGACCCATTTTGTACGTTAGAAGATGCGGGCATGAGGGATTTTGGTTGTGCAGGTTGATGACCCTGTGAAGCAGTTTTAGCCTTATCAACTTGTAACTGATTCTGTTCGAGTTGCTGTTTAAGTGCAACAGCCCCTTCTTCAGGTAACCCTGCATCTATGAGAATTTGTAAAGCTTGATCCAACTGGCTCTCTGCGGTTCTCTCAAGTTCCTCTTTCCAATTAGGCCAATTAACCGCTTCCAATAACCCTTTCTGACCAATAGCCTTAACATCATAAAGCCACTTAGCCATTTCTTGTATCTGAAGACTAGTCTTAGGTGACGTAGACCCAGATTCGACTACGAAGTTAAACTTCCGTCCCACATAGTTAACAGGTCTAAATTGGGTCTGTTCACCATTAACATCTACCGAATCCTCCTCAACACCCCAATTTTGCCACAATCCTATAGCCCATTGACTCTTTTGTTCAGCGATATGATCTATAGATGAGGTCTTAGCCTGCATCAAAACCTGGTTTCTTTCCTGCAGAGCCACAATAGCACTCGCAGCTATTACACCAGAAGGTACAATTCCTCGATCTGCATCTTCGATTTGATATACACGATCAAAGAATTTAACAATTAATTCAAGTACTTGGAAAAACGTCAATGGGAGATTTGGAATAGTCATGAATTCGATGCGAGCATTAGGTGTAGAAGGCATAAGTATTAAGCGCCCAGCTTTCTGAATGGACGATTCTATCATCTCACGGGTAATTCCACAATGCTGTTGTACGATCAATGGAGGAGTCATGACATTGATTACATAGGCGATCAACTTAGCCATGATTTGATTAATTTTAATGATCAAATCGCCAACTTGTTCAGCCGCTGCAAAACCCCATACTGAGATCCCATCTTTGTACGAATTTGCGACATAAACAGGAAGACGACCCCAGGGATATGTTACTTTTACCTCATTCCCTTGATCTAGGTGTCTATAATTAATATTTGGATTTGGAGAATCGTCCAATACAATCCATCCACTCTTATTAGACGGATCCTTACTTTTAGTGATGGTGATCTTTCTAATACCATCTGGGCACACCATCTCTGTCGTCGTAATTTCACGGACTAAAGATTTGCCATCTTCACCTATGATAGGTTGACCATCTTGAGTAATAGGTTCACTGGTTTTTATTTCTTTGGTCTGATTATCTCTAATCCATAACTCTATGATCAAACCTCGTTCAATCGTTTTATCTGAAGCCTTACGACCTTGCTGTGACCTAATCGTCATAGGATCGGTATAATTACCAATAGTGTGCATCAAACTGACATTTTGTGTCTTAAACTCTTCTCTTTCTTGTCCAAGTAACTCATATGCCTCATCTGATGCAACATCTGTAACACCAAATGTCGCCTCTATCTCACTGACAAAATCCAGATATAGATAAGCTATATACGGAGCCTCTAAAGCCATATCTTCCCAATTACCAGGAGCTGGGAAAAAAGAAAATGGGTCAGTTATCAAGGCATCTGGATCATTAGTTCTTGGATTTCTTACTGGTTTCTCTATCGTTACTCCATAAATTTCCATCATTCTGGCCGTAGATTTGATTTTGATCTGTTGATCTGTATCTTTCCACCACTTTTTTAATTTTAGAGTAAGTATATTCTCTACTTCATCGTGTAACCCATCCATATCAACTACTTCACCTGTAGGATTACGGGCGGTGATATTAGATACGGTTCGTTCGATATTGGCAAAATAGAGGTTAATAGGGGTGAGGTTCTTAGATTGAGGTGTATATCCTTTTCGACCAGTCAACAACCGTCCAGAATGACCACGATATAAGGCATAATTGGCTAAAAAATCACTAGGTTTACCTAATCTCTCCTTCTCTATTCGAGCTATCTCAAATAAATTAAAGGCAAATTCAGCCACATCTTCATGTCCCATAGGAGGAAGATTATTAAGGTTCCAAGTTTTGGATATCATGGTGTGAACCTTCGATTACAACGAGATTTGGTGTTTCTTTTTTAGGTATTTCTGGACGTAAAGATAGGATTTTTCCACATAAAATACATGCAAATCCAACCTGTACCATCGTAGTTTCATACGCCCCAGAAGAACTGAGTATCGGAGGCAATTCTTTCAAAGCTAATACAGGGCTAAATAAAGAACCCTTACACTCACACACGCGATCTTTTAAGGTATTAATATCAACATTTATCTGTTTACCCATATCATTTCTTCTCCCTTTTCTTAGGTTCTCGAATCAGTGGATGCCCTGGGTGCAGAGAATTGTATATCATGGCCGCATGTTTCTTTGCCTCTTTAACACTCATACCTTTTGCGATGAATTTATCACGAATCGCTTCGTACTGAGCTGGCATGCCTACCTCCACGTTTCTTCTTCTTTGCGGGAACAACATCGTCCTCAGATGTAAGAACCGGAACCTGATTTCCGTCCGACGAATCCGCAGAATCTAGAATTTCAGGTTCTGGTACTGGATCTGGAATAATCGTAAGATGACCAGACGGAGCTAATGAACCCAAACATCCTACGCAATCTAACTCTGCGCACAGAGTACTGGCCGTTCCAGTTCCATCTTTTCTAGGCATAATTCCGTCGCCAAAAATTGGCCAAGAATTTCTTAACCAAGGATGCAAAAGCCTTAACATCGACCCATTAGGCGCTCTATCTGGATCGTAGGCCTCAGTCGTTTCCCAATACATCTTACCACAATTAGGACACTTAATTTTCATATCATTTCATTTCCTTTTAGTCATTGTACTCTATAAGGATTAATAAGTACATAAAATTCTTTAGTGGTCTTATTTCCCTCCCAGTATCTTCAGAAATTTTTCTGTGTTCTTCAGCACTGCCTTCTCTTCGTCTTCAGGAGATTCAGGTATATCATCTACTTCTGGAATCGAAAATACCTGACCTTTCGGAACTCCTCCCAAAAACTTCTCTCCAGGAACTGACTTAATACCTTTAAACATCAAATAAGCTCCCACTACTGCTGACAATATAGTCAGTAGCCATACGCCTAATACGATCAATATCATATCATTCATATCCCAGATCCTCTTCTCCTTTTATCATAAATGCATTTTCTTTTACTTGGGCCATCCAAGTACACCCAGACAACAGCGTATGTATCAACCCTCCAACCGAATACACAGCCGGGTCATTCTGTCTAAATTCCTTTAATCTGTTTTTTAAAATATCATGTTTCCCAAAGTAAAACCTCACTCGATCCGGCATTATAACAGACCTGAATGACCTAACATAATGATCAAAAGCCTTAAGTATATAAAAATCGTTAGGCGGTGATACTAATATAGCATCTGTGCTCCCTCTATTTATCATCAACGTCTCATTCAATAGAGCCAATATCGTCACAAATCTATCAGGATCTCCTAACCACGAATGCAGCAATTCTGGTGTCAACCCAAACCCATACTCTTTCCTTAATACGAGTATCTGCTCCAACAACGTCGGTACATCTTTGTGCTCAAATTCGGCCAACAACTGAAATGCTGCGTCCTTCGGATCCTTCGTCTCAGACCTAGTCTTAACTACACCTACAACAGCTATATACCCTGGCATCCCATCGTCTTTATCAGATACCTCAGACGGCCATCCAATACACCCATATAGGTCATGATACAGTTGTCCAGTCTCTAAGTGCTGATACCAATACGGTCGTATCATATACCGTTGACCTGTTACTATAGCGTTATCTTCCCATGCTCTGGTAACTGCCAGTGATTCTGGATG